GGTGTTAAATAATCATTATCATCAAAAAATTTGTCTAGTGTATGATTCAATTCTTGTGGTAAATTGTCGTCTAAATAAGTTAGTGGATAGTCTCCGCCAAACTTGCTAGTTAGATCATATAGTTGATCATATGCTTTTTGAGCTAATCCTTTATTATTATATTTCTGTTGATTTTGATTAGGAGATGAACTTGATTTAATATCTGGTGCATAATGAATTGCCCCAGTTTCTGTATTCCATCCTATTATAACCATAGGTCCTGTAATTACATTAAATTGAGTACCTAACATTAACTTGTTTAATGCTGTTTTTATATCCCAATAGACATCGTCGTCTTCATCTTTAGACGGGTCAATAAAAATTGTTAAGGGAGCTTTAGTACTACCATATGCTATTTCAGTACCTGCAGTAGCATCAATCATTCCCAACTTTTTCAGTGACGGTGCTTTTTTAATAGTATTTAACATATCTGTTGAAATGTTTTCTTGCAAGAAAAATGCATCTACATGTAGATTCTTAGTACCAAATCTTATCATATTTTCTGCTAGTATATTTTTCATTATGACTTTTCTTTAATATAAATATTAACTCCAAGAAATCTTCTTGAAAAATAACAATTCAATAATACGATAATCATCATCATCAGTTAATATAAATGAGTTTTGGTAGTTAGACCAATCTACTTGAAATGTTTTGTCTAACACTCCATTATTAACACGTCGTATAATTGCATTAAGAGCATTCACTGTGTACAATGTGTTAGTTTCTTTTTTTCTGTGGATACTAATAGTATTCTGTCCTCTTGTTTCAGATGAGTCTGCATTATATGTGCAATATAATTGAGATGGGTTTTCTATATTGGAAAACACAAATATTCGTTGCTCTGGTATAGTATAACTTTTCTGTATATAGTCAGTTATAATATTTAAATCTGATTGATGTGCAAATGTGCACAGTAGTTGTGTTCTCACTGATTAGCCCTCAATTAATTCTGTTTCAGAATCGTCTTCAATTTGTTCAGGCAGAATACTTTTTTCAACTATACGAACACGGCCGGCATCGGATACATAATATCGAAAATCATTAGTAACGTTTACTCGATTGTTTCTAAATACTATAAACAATAAATCATTGCCAACTATTTCATCAACCGCAGCTTGTAAATCACTATCTAATAATTCCGGGTTTCTAACATATCTAAGTCTGCGTAGTTCAGTATTAATATATGTTATGTCCTGACTGTTATCTGGTATAGGTGTTAATATTAGTTTGTCTCCTGTTTTTTTCAATGGCTCGATAGACATTTCGATTGGAGTTGCATTTGGCCCTCGTAAAATAACATTGGTATAGCCTTCAATATCAGAATTTAATTTGTTTGCAGATAAATAAAATTGTTCTAAATTACGTTTATCTTGTAAATTTAGATTACCTGCCATTATAAAAGATCTACGATCGTTTAAATAATTAATAGAATCTAAAAACGGTTGTTCGAAATATTCATTAAAGTTAAATTTCGGAGAATCGATGCCTTGTAACTGTGATATCCGTTTAAGTGTATTAGTTATTTCATCCCAAAATTTAAATCTAGTAACACTACCTTTTGTACCTAACCGGATTGATGCATTTGCTCTTTTTGTATAATCTTTTATTTCATATTGTTGCCCGCCAAAGATTAAATCATATGATGTTGTGCCTCCCTGTATTTGAGAGCCTCCAAATAATGCTGCTAATAATATTTCTCCTTTGCCTAATCCTTTATCATCTAAATTAAATAATTCAAAATTAATACCAGATTTGTAATTTATTTTATTTAATGCCTCTTCTGACATTTCTTGTTGCGAATATAATAAAGATGCAAATTGATTAGCAAATTCTTCGGATATATTATTTAAGTATCTAATTGTTACATCATTTGCTTCAGTTGGTAATAACTTTAAAAATGTTTTAAATTCTGCAGTTTTACCAACTTCTGAAATTTGATCTAATAATACCTGATTATCAATCGAATCAACATCAATTGCTTCCGCTACAATCGTTGTAGGCAATCCTTTGGCTTTTCGGATAATTGCCATTCGTTGTGTTTCAGATAAATCAGTCATTTCAGTTAGTACCCGATCTAGTTCTTGATAATCTGATTCCGAGTCTGGATATCCCTTTGTTAAGCGATATGTCCATTCGGTAATTAAAGAATTTATATTCATAACGTAATTGTTCTCATTTTATCATAAATATCGCCAACTTTACATTTCACCGGAAAATTCCCTTGCTCTAACAAGTTTTTTATTTCAGGTAAAATGCTTTTGGCTTCTGATAACGGAACATCGAATAATACTGAATCATATGTATATAAAATTATACATGTTTTGTGATCTTGCAAATAGTCTTGCAATTGCGATAATTTATTAACGGATACTTCTGTTTCTGTGGCTTGTAAATAATAATTAAACAGTTTAAATGAAGTCATATTGGTAACTTGATCTTTGCATATATTTCGACCAATAATTGGCGTTTTAATACAACCGTTACGTTTCCATTTATCCCACAAACTAAATACAAAATCATTGACCTGGCGAAAAAATGGAATACTTAAAAACTCTTTGTCAATGCCTCCATATAAAAGGCGAAATGTTATTGATTTACTTTCATTTCTTTGTTCATCCGTTAATTGATCAACACCAAAATAAAATTGTCCTAGATAATCGTGTATACTGGTTTCTGGTAAATCATATCCAATTAGTTTAGCAATTAGTCTAACATGATAACTATCAAAATCCATTTCGATTAATGCCCCTTTATCAAATCGACTACAAAATGCAGATCTAGTACCATCTTCTTTGTTCATGGCCGCGTAATTGAATCCTCCAAATGCATTACTTGGTCTGCCGGTTGTAGTATGATAATTATATTGAGAATATACTAAATTGTTATTAATCTGATCAGGAAATTTAAAGTTGCCATTAACATGTAATCCATTACTTTCTATTTGAGCAAATGTTTTAGGATATAAATTGTTAAATTTTAAATATGAATCAGTTAATTTTGCATTAACACACATTGGCCAAGAATAATGTCGTATCTTTTGACACATTGCCAAGTGCTGTTGCATAGGAATCAATGCATTTACTTCTTTAAGAGATTTCAATCTTCTCCAATAAAATTCGTGTGCTGGCGTTGGATAATGATTTTCATCATATGCTTCATTATATGTGTACCACCATAAACTCTTAACGTCCCATACGGCATTGTTTCCGCCCGATTGTAACCATCGCTTCTTGTCATGGATAAATATATCAGTTAAGTCTAAGAACTGCTTTACGTATTCGGGAAAGCCCCGTATTTGTTCTGTATGGTGTATTGGAATCAGCCATTCACTTTTATCTTCACAATAAATGTAGATTGCATATATGTCTTGTATACATGTATGGGAAGTTGGGTTTGCATAAATGGGAACTAGTAATGTCTTGCAATCTGCAATTATTTGCAAACACGCCGTTACATCAGATTCATAGTCCACTATCATATAATATATAATAGTAAAAATTTATTAAGAATCCAATCCGTTGATATCTTTAGGAGTTACATTGTCATTATCAACATAATACTGTAACAGATCCTTTAAATATGACGTTATGTTAGGCACAGTCTTTTCTGCTGTTTGCAATTCTTTGTAGTTATTGCTTGGTACACCCGGAATTAATATGTTGCCTTGCCGCACATCATTGATATTTCCAGTAATATACCATTTAAATTTAACGGCTAAATACAATACCGGATCTATATCCTCATTAGTATACATATCATATGTATCACTATTAACTTCATAGAATACATTGTCATTGGCTCGTTTAATTATGAATCTATCAACATATCCGGTATTAATATTTTCTTTGGTAATTGCAACGTTATATGTGTTAAATGATTTATAATTAATTTCTATATCAGAAATTTTATTGTACTCTATAACAGACTCTGGCTGATCTTTGTATTTAATTAATTTTACTGATTTATTTTTGTCCCACGTTGGTTGTGAATACACTTCGCCTGTTGTGTATTTGTGATATAATCCAATGTACTCCACATTATCAGTAGTCATTAGCTCCTGACCAGTAGTATATAAATTATTAACTATTTCATTGGCGCTATAATATGACTTTATTCTCATTTTGGGAAATCTATTCTAGGTCTCATTATGCATTGTATTCCAGTGGTCCACTCACCTTCGGCTGAGACACTATGGTTTATTCCGATAATACCAAATACAGTGTTATCAGTATATCTTTTTGGTAATCCAGAAAATTCTAAAACATCTCCATATCTAAAACCATTTACCCCTTCGATTTTAAATGATGCATCAAATGGTATGACTGGTGCTTTTAGATTAGTGGCATCTTCTAAAGATGATTTAGGATATTGAATGTATTTTTGCAAACTAGTATGTAATGCTGTTTGATTTTTACTTTGATCCATGTTTTTACCATATATTGCTATAGACCCCGTTAGTTCACCCAAATATTTTGCATTGTTATCCTCATATGACTGTTTAATTTTAGCTAGCGTTTCCGCGGATTGTGCATGCGAAACTGTGTCGTTACCAAATTCATCTCGTTGTGTCTGTGTTGCACTATACATGTATGATAAAAATGGAGCTATCTCCGATTCTGATATGTTACCTGGATCTTGGTTTAATACATATGCTAAATTAGATGCATCGGTAGGTAGTTTACCATTAAACTGAAACTCTTTGACAATAGTACCAATCTCATTATTTGCAAACATTGGCACATTAAATGCTTTAGGAACATTGCTAAATGACTTAACGTTGTTACTGTCATAATACAATAGTGTATTTTGAAAATCTGGGTGAGTGATTAATTTTAAATCATACGCTCCGCCAGATGCATAATATATTGTAGCAGATATTTTGGATAAAAACTCAGCTAGAGTATATGTTTCTGCTTTTGCCATGGCAGTTATTATTTCGTCAATAGTTGTAGTTGATATGTATATTAATGTGCAATATGCTTCAGGCTTCTCGTTGTCTGCTTTGAAAAACTTAGGTTTTTTACTGTCTAAATTACCATACCATGTAAAAGAACCATAATTATCCTGTCCAGGAAAGAATACAGCTAATGGATCTGCAGAGACTAATTTTTCATAATATTTACATGTATTTATTTCTCGATCGAAAACAATTTCAACATTTCCAACTACTGCAGCTGCTTTTGGCAGTATGAACTTATTAACAAAATTTATCAGTGCTTTCAATGTAATATATTTCATAGACGGCAGATCTGATTTTGGGGCTCCCCAAATATAACTAACATCTTGTAATTTAGTATCAGTTTCATCGATATATACACCAGACGTCTTTGATCTTAATTCTATCCTCTTGTCTTCAATTACTTTTTCAATCGCTTCATGAAATGTAGTAACAGCAATTCCTTCTGCAGAACCACTAGATCCAGTATTAGCACTCATAGCCATTGAAAGATCGGTATATACTTGTGTGGTACCTCTCATTGTTAAACTTGCAGCAACACTTGCATCTGTTTGGTAATCCAAGGTAAATGAAATGATAACACCGTCAAACTCAAATGCATTCATTTTTCTGTATTTTTCTATCTGTTCCGCCGTTATCCCTGGAAATAGCGTTTCTAGTTGTTCAGGTGACGCTATAGATTCTGATGTTAAATATCCTTCGGTTTCAGATTTTGTTAATATTGCCGTATTGGGATGTTCTATAAGTATCTTTACATTTCTACCTGGTCTTAAATATACCGATTCGAAATAATCTAAGTCTCTTCCAGGATTTGGTATTGTAACATTTGCAGTTGCAGTTTGCATCATTCCCATGGAATCGTCACCTATAGAAACTTCTAATCCAGTTAAATATGGAGGTATTCTTTTTGATGTGTTTGTTCGTTGATCCGTTTTATCATTGATATCTTTAATACTATATATTCGATCAGTTACGAATCCGTGTTCGCCTGTTGGTAAATATTCGCCTTGTCTTACTCCAGCGCCTCCTAATATTGCATATGGTAGTGGTGTTTTTGTAAAAACAAATTCATCTTTGGAATCACTACTACCAGTAACATATGTTACGTCATATGGTGTTATTGCAACATTGGCAATTTTACTAACCATGTAGTTAATGTGCTCGGTTCGGCGATTGCCTTTCCCTGCTGCTGCTCGAGCTAGTAATTCGAGTTGTAAATTGGTATCTACTTGTGAATAAAAAATATCACTCATCTTGTTCTATTTGTTTGTATAACTTGATCTAAAAATTGTGTTTTTGCTGGTATTCTCAAATTGGTATTTGCCGGAACAATTAAAGTTCCTTTACCTAATCCATTTGCAGCTGCAATAACCCACCACAATGAAACGTCATCATAAAATGCATTAGCCAATTTATCTAATCGATCTGCACTAGTAGTAATTATAAACGTGTCATTTGCAGTAGCCGGAATAGTTGGAAATATAGTAGTACTTCTTCTACGCTTACCGTTTAGGTCTTTCATTATATTTGTGGTTGTGTATCTACCCATTGTTAGCCCCTATTTGCACATAGTTCTTCGTCTTTCTTTCTGCTTTTCTTGCGTCTCTTTCTGCTCTTCTTTCGTCTTTTTCGTTTTGTTTAACATCTGCTGCTGCTTGACTTTTAGCCAATTTTTCTAATTCATCGACACTTAATTCTGCATTATTCTTAGTATCACTTAACCAATTGTCATTTCCTGGTAGTGGTAAGCCTGATTCGCCATCGAATCGTTTAGCCAATGAATAGAACTTGCCTCCTTTTTGTGGTAACCAATCTGTGATAGGCGTTAATGTCAGATTAACGTCTACCTTATGTGGTGTTTGCATCATTTGTGGATCTTGTTCTATGTTAGTTTCCCACGTCGTATCAGCGTTGTGTAATGTGTAATTAACACTTTTTACTAGTACCGCTTGTTGATTGAATAAGTCTCCTATAGTTATGCGCATCCATGGCGCTACTAATGCAATATTGTCCTTAGTATATTCTGGTGCAGTGTATCCTGCTAATGCGTTTAGTTTTCTCCAAATTGGTTTAACTTCATCTCTGTCTGTTGCATACACAGTAAAATCGATTGATATGTCTCTGGTAAATCCACCATATTGAAAATTCTGATCTCCTCTTCCTATAAGTTGAAATCCAGGCCATGACGCATTGAAGCTATCCGAAATTGAACCAATTACTGCTCGGAAAACTATGATATCATCTTCCTCGGTAGTGTTTCCGGCGTGTAGCTTAGGTCCAGTGAAGAAAAACTTTATAAGATCTGCAGTTTGCCCAGCTTTTGTGAAATCACTAATAGCGCCTAATATTTTATTTTTAGGTTTAGGCAACCATCGATATGCTTCTTTTAAAGTTCGTTGACTAAAATCTATAACATTGACTTTATCACCACGAAATGGCGTTACCTTGGATAATGCGTTTTTAGTAGGTGCCCACGATCCTGGATCTTGATTATATTTACTTGGGGATATATCTGTTGATACATCAGTTACAGTACCAGGAATCCATTGAGTAGCTACATGACTCTGTGCTGTAAAGTCATTTCTCAAAGCATACAGATTATCATGATCTCCCCAACCATACAATGTTTGCAAGTTAAATATAGAATATGCACCATATGGAGAAATAGATGTAGCAGAATATAATCCGGATCGTATTGCATTTTTCCCGCCGCCTGCACCTGATCTGTCAAATAGTGTTCTTTGACTTACTGCTAATCCGTCTACTCGTTTTGTTGATAATGCAGCAGACGCTCCGGCAGTGTCAGCTTCTTTACTAGGAAATTTTCTGGCTCTAAAATCTGGATATTGTATTCCTACATTGTTAGTAGATTTCATTGCGTTAAGTGCAGACACAGCATATGCAGATTTAGGAGAATAATTTTCTGAGCTGTTAGTGAAACTTTGTCCAATTTGAGCTACTTGTGGTATCCCAGATAAACTTCCAATTGCGCCTACAGCAAATCCCGTTGCTTTTTGAGCTAAACTACCTAACGTGATATTTGTGGTTTTAGCTTGTAGTGGCGACCAAAGCTCCGGGCCTTGATTGGTAACTATTAAAGTTTTAAGTGATGTCCTATATGCTTCTTCACTAACGTAAGTGGATGCATTCATTATACTGCCGGGTTTGAGTGGGTATGTACCCGCGGACCAACCTGCAGCATTTGGATATGTAGTATTAGTTGGCATTATATTCGTTTCCTCCCGTTCATTGATGTGGCGCCCATTACGTTGCTTCCTCGCATTGCAACAAGTATGCTTGACAAAAGACTTTCCATTCTTGCAGTTGATGTGACTGCTCCTCCTGCGGCATAACCAACTGGCCCACCACTATTGATTTTGTCTAGCAATGATTTGTTTCTTCTTGTAGCTGCAGCATTAATAACATATTCGCCGTCAGATAATCGGGCTGGTATTGAATCTGATGTTCCGGAACCTGGTCCTGATATGTATCCGCCGGTGGCTTCGTCGATAGGATTAGGTTCTACACCTAGTGCATATGGGTCTTTTACTCTCTTAAGACCGTTGCTTACTGCATTGATTAGGTTGGTAAGCCCGGTGCTCAATACACCAGGTAATGTATCCGCCATTTGTTGTATTGGTGTAATTGATTCTGTAATTCGATCTCCTAGGACACCTAAAGTTCCGATCCCTTTAATAAAGTTTGTTTCTGTAAATGTTTTGGATGCTTTTTCTGCAAATTTCAATGATGCATCAATTGATGTTTGAAGTCCTGCCATGAATTCTTTGCCCATCGTTGTTCCTTCTCCGCGCTTTCCTTTACTGTCAATCGATCCACCTTGCCCAATAAATGCTATATCTTTTTTTATTGCGTCTAATGAGTCGGCACTTCTTTCAGTTGGGGTTCTTACGTCTGCTGCAGCAGCTGCTCCTTTAAGAACTTTGTCTATGTTCTCCGCGGATAAGTTACTATCACTTCTTAGTGAAGCTTCTAATGTTTTTAGATTGCCTTCGGCTTGATCAACTAAACTTTGAATCCCTAATTCTTTTTGAAGTTTTAATTGGGCATTCATTTCTAATAGTTTAGCACCATCAATACCAAATAACTCAGATGCTTTTTGTCGAGCTATATAGCTAGTTTTTAGTGTGTCGCCTTCTTTCTCCAAGAATTGTTGCATTAACGAGGCTTGTTTAACTCCGTCGCCTTTCAATTGGGCCATTCGATATTCATTGGTTAAACTCTTACCAGAATTAGTTAACAAACGATGGCCGGTTAATTGTTGATACTCCATTTCAGTACCAATGCTGGATTCAATGTTTAAAAGTTTATCACCCACTGCACTAAGCTCACCCATCGTAGTACCTAATAATCTAGCTTTCATTGTTGCTGCTTCTAATTGGCCTGGTACTCTACCAAATTGAGTAGCTACATCAGCTCCCATTGATGATATATCTTCTACCATTTGTGACATTAATTGAGTTTGATCTTGACCTGTTGCGTCTGAAAATGTTTTAGCTACCGCGGTAATGTTTGCTATGCTAGAAGCTGCATTCATACCCATCGATCTAGAAAATAATTCAAATTTTTGAGCACCCTCTTCTGAAAGTCCTAGATTATTTTGTAAAAATGCTTGTGATTTTATTAAACTTCCAATTAGTTCCGTATTACCTTTAGTAGAATTTATAAATCCACCTGTAATCTTTCCTAACCCCGCAGCATATTTAAATAGTTTAGCATCACCTATTTCAACGTTAATACTTCGCAGACGTTTAGAAAAATCAAATGCGCCGGCGCTGCTCATTTTAAATTTTTTTTGCAAGTCTTGTTGTGTGCCTATTAGATAATCTAGATTGTCTGCATTTTTTTGAGCAGCTTTTGAGAAGTCATCAAAATATGCAGCTGCTCGACCAACCCCTGCAGATAGTTGATCAAAGACTGAAATTTGATTTCCTAATAAGTTGGTTATACTAGTAACTGAATCTTCTAATTTTGGTAAAGTGTTTTTGAATTTATCAATCTGATTCGATATCTCGTTAAATGCTCCCGAAGATGATAATCTATTTAATTCTTCCAGAGTTTTTTCTAGATTTGATCTAGCCATACCGAGTCTAGGCTGCTTCTTTAATTCTTTAATAGACACATGTTTTACAGATCTCATCAATTGGCTCTTTATTATAAATATTTACAAGTTACTTTTTGAACTGTGGCTTACTTATCTTATTTTTTTGTTGATTGGCTTTATCTTGTTGATCTGATGCAGCATCACTCCGCATCTTGTTGATTCTGGATACCCATAGTTTACGAATTCGCAGAGGCATTGTGTATATGTCTTCAAATGACCAACGACCTTCTCCAGCCCATAATAGGTCAAATAACTGATTGTGAAAAAATACTTGGTCTTTTGAGTTAAAACCAAAAAAGGTCGAGCTTAAATTGAAATGTGGCAGAGTGTGTGGCTCCTTTATCATCCACTGCTTTTGTTTCATAATTAATACCAGGTGCTGATTCCACAATGTATTTTCTAAGTTTTCTACTATCCATTGCTCTGAGTTCATATTTTAAATACTCTTCTATGGTATTAACGTCCGTATCTCCGTTTATTGCATGTATCGACATTTTAAGAAACGTAGAATTAATTGATTCGTCTTCCACTTTATTAGCATCTGCTGCTGATAAATATTTGAATTTAATAACATCATTATTACTAGGAACAATATATTCAAAACAACCGTCATTATCTGCCGCTTTATCAAATTCTCTAGATTTTAACTTTGATAGATCCAATATTGCTGATACTGGTTTGTCTGTTTTAGAATCAATAATTGATACTGGATATTCATTTCCATATCCTAATATTCTAGCAGATATAAGCAACCATTCTTTGTCGCCACTAACAAGCTCGGAAATATCAACTCCTGGTGTTACAATTAATGCTTCTAGTAGTTTATCAAATATAACACCTTCGTTTATATAACTGCTATTAGATAGTATATCTTCATCATATGCAGTCATATGACGCATTTCTATTTTTCCTGATTTTAATGCTGATGTTTCTTCATATACTTTGCCGTGAGATGGCAATGTAATTATGTTTGCAGGAAATTTGCTGTTTTGCTTTTCTTGTTCGTACTGCTTTTTTGCTAATTCGACAATTTGTTTGTTGTCTAATCGATCGGTAACTTTACTCATAATGTCCTTATTATAACTTTATTATAAATATGGGTGAACACAAAAAATGGGTAGAAATTAATCTACCCACTTTATTAATATGATTTGTATTTTTAGAAATTTAAGAATGCCCAATCGTATCGAAGATCCATTGAAATTTTAACAACGTCTTCACTCGACCAATCTAGTTCACCAAAATTCGTACTAGTAATAAATGCGCCTTTTAATATCCATTCTTCAACTTTTTCACCTAATGGAGAAAGTTGAGTCAATGTTACTTCTTTTTTATACATTGATGAATACCCATCTCTACCAGTTGCAGACTCATGATGTAAACGTACCCAATCCATAACAGATTGTGCTGCAGACGGAACAATTGGATCATATAATGATATTGAGATTGAATTCCATTTACTTTTACCTTTTACATAGCGCTGAACATTCATATGTTCTAATACGACTTCGCCGTTGTCTAGACTAGGTTTAGCGGATGAATGTATAAGATATGCCGGGATACCTTCAATTTCCATAATAAATTGATGTGCTTTCTTTGGTTCCCATGAGTATGCATTTTGCCAATAATTATTATCAAGACCATAATCAGCAAAATCCGTGCCAGGATTTGCGGTATTTACTCTATCTTCTAGTGCCATAGTTTATTCCTTGTATTTTAATATAAATATATCGGACAGTAAAAAAGGCAGAACCGAAATCCTGCCTTTTGTGTTAGTTTTTAATCCTATTCAGGAAATGATGCACCCGTAGGTTGAATATTAAAGTCTAAGACAATAAATTCTGCCGTTCTAGTCGGTTGTAAAAATATTTGACCATACATTATATTTCTATCTATTACGTCTGGTGTGTTATTTGTTTCATCCATTACTACACGGAATGCTGACAAACCTTGTTGTGCTCTTACTTGTTCTAAATAAGGATTCACAATAGTTAAGAATCGGTTTCGTGTTGCTGAAGTATTTTGTTCGAATACTAGGTATCTAGTTGACGATGCAATAAACTTCTTAACTGCAATAAGCAAACGACGCACATTGACACGATCTAATGCACTTGGACGAGCTTGCAATGTCTTTTGACCCCAAACACAAATTCCTTCATTAGGGAAGTTTGCTATAGGATTAACACGGTTCTCATACAATGTGTCTCTATTCGATTGACTTAGATTTTTATATGTGCCAATTGCTGTTGTCAAACCACCTCGAGTTAAACCTGCTGGTGCATACCACGGTGCAGTTACTGCATCATTAAATGCTAATACTCCTGGCATCACTACTGATGGCGGAACAAAAATTGGTTTATTCTTTCCTGGATCTACAACTCTTACCCATGGGAAATATGTTGCTGCATAATTGCTATCAATGTTTGTTACTTGTTGAACTACAGTAGCAATATTATCCGTTAATGCATTGCTATCCATTATATAGAATGTGTCTTGTCTTTGTTCTACCAAGTTTCTAGCAGCACTAGTTACTAATGGATGAATACTATCAATAACACCAGGTGTAATCAACATGTTCATATCATAATAATCGGCATTGCTTAATAATGCGAATGCTTTATTATATGCCTTAGTTCCAGTTGTGGCTGTACCACTACAATCAAATCCAAATGTATTT